CTGGTTGAAAATTTTGAGGGCTTATTAGAAAAATTAGTTGAAGAGTTTTTCTATAAAAACTTAATTTTTTCAGAACTCGGATCAGAAACAGTTAGATCCTTGTTTTATGTTAAAAAATACAAGTGTCCCAATCTATTTTCATCAAACTATAAATTTAAAAAATCATTTATTAAAAGTGTAACCTCACAACTGGGTTCGACTGAGGATGTTTGTTGTTTTATTGATACATTCAAAAACCTAGATATTATTCAAGATTCATTGCTCCTGAAGGTGGTTCTGTAAGGGTTATCATTGCAAGTCGTGGTAAAGGATTGCAGCGTTTACTTGTGATGAGAGCCATGCTTGAAGAATGTACTCAATACACAACTCAACCTAGCACTTGGCAAAATGCTGGTGTAACAGCTATTCACGGTGGTTCGATTGTCACTAACTCTATCACTGCTCAACAAATGGCGGCTGATAGTATTACCTCAAACAAGATTGCAACAGGTGCGGTAGCAGCTAAACATATTGCAGTTGGCAGTATTGGAGCTGACCATATCGCCACACGGTCATTAACCTCTGATAAGTTAAACGTGAATAGCCTTTCTGCCATCAGTTCAGATATTGGGCGAATTACAGCCGGCTCAATCACAGGGACAAGTATTAGTGGTAATAACATCAATGGTAATAATATCTCTGGTGGTAGCATTACAGGTACGACAATCACTGGTACGAATATCAATGGTAATAATATCAATGGTAACAATATATCAGGTGGCACAATCACGGGTACAACAATCAGTGGTACAACCGTAAACGGTGGTTCTGTTAGAGGTTCGGTAATCGAGGGTGGCACGATACGAGGTGCGAGATTAGAGGGTGTAACTGGTAAATTCACGGGAGCGCTTGAGGTTAATCAGTTGATTGGTGGCAATTTGTGTGAGGTGTTTGTGGCTAATGTTAATATTAGTAAAATTGGTTCTGAAAACGACGAAGTTACCTTCTGTTCTACAACCTTACACATTAATCCATCGCCAGTTAAACGTATAGTTTTTATCGTTAATTCGGACGTTAGCTTTATCGTTAATGCCAACGAGAAAAAGGATTACTATTACTCGAAAACATCTAGGGGTGGATACCCGCCAGAAATCTTTAATTTTGGTGGCGGTAATCCTAAAATCTGCGTAACAGCCTATGCAGTATCTGATACAAGAACAATCTATCAATAAGAGGCAAATATGACAACATTCAACAGAATCTTAAATCCAATGTATTCGGCTATTGCTGCGTACTCAAAACAAGAAGATGGCTCAATCAATGCTAAGTATGTATTAGGTACTGGCGAAGATAGTGACGGTTCAGTGACCAACTTCGTGCCAATCATCTCTGATTACAAATGGATTGACGCAGTGGCGGCTAAAGAGCTAATAAGCAAACCATTAACCAAAGACGATATTGGCAAAACAACAGCACAGATTGATTTAGAGCGGATTTACACCTATCTAAAAGAAAACGGCCAAATCGTAATCTAATCAACCTTAAACTAAATCAACCGCACTTTGAGAAATCTCGGTGCGGTTTTTTATTGGAGCAAAAATGGAAAACATTGAGCTAGAAACAGTGCGTGGTGATGATGATGGTTGGACTTTTGAAATCTTAGAAGATAACGAGCAGAAAAGCGATTTAACTGGAAGTCGATTTGATATGTGGATTGAGCCAAAGAAAGGCGAGACTATCAAGCTATCAACCGAAACAGGTGAGATTACTGTAAGCGAAAATCTAGTAACAGTTACATTGTCACACGATAAAACGCTTGGGGCGAAGTGGGAGACTGCAAACTGGGATTTGCAGTGTACTAGTCCGCAAGGATTGGTGAGAACGCTTGCCGGCGGTGAATTCACGCTTATTCACGATGTAACGGAGGCGAGATGATTATTAGATTAGTTAAACGCTCAAAGCCTAACATCAAGGTTAAAGTGCGGTTAATAAAAGAAATCGGAGCTAAAAAGGAAAAGCTCCCAACGCTTGAAGAATTAAAAACTCACTATCAACTAGGAGCTTTATAGTGACACAACAAACAGTAGCGGAATTACTCAATAGCTTTGCTGAATATCTTGGCACTCAAGATAAGGCAATCATTGCGTTAATCGAGCAAAAGATTACACAGCTAAAATCTGACTTATTAGGTGGCGATGTAGCAGCCGATTTAGACACGCTACGAGAATTAGCCGACGCAGTAAGAAATCTTAAATCTGGCGAAACAATGCCAGAAAAATTAATTCAAAAAATCACAGAATTTAAGTCTAGTCTTGATGGCGTTATCGAAAAAATGACAGCCTTAGAAAATCTAGATTTAAAAGCAGCTTATGAAAAAGGTAAATTAGGTCAATAGGAGGAAATATGGCTAATTTTGGAAATAAAAACGAAACATTCGCTTATTTAGTCGGCAAAGATATTGCAGAGATTAAAGCGAAAATTGAAGGTATTGGAACAACTAGCGGCGGGCTTGATGTATTAAAAGTTATCGTACCGGCTGCGACAGAGGAACAGGTAAATAATAATGCAATCTGTGTAGTGCCACTTCCTGAAGAATTTCAAGGAGCATTATTGATGTATGAACAATATGGCGGACAGGTATATGCAACAAGCGAGACTGAGCTTGGAATTCCATTAGAGAACGCAGAAAAAGAGGTGTTTATCATTAAGATTACAGATTTTAAAAATCCAAAAGAAACCACTCACGCAGTTATTAGAAATCCACGTAGAGGTGGTGGAGCAGCAAGCGATGCTTAACTAATCTAGAAGTTCAGCAACTTCTTCCATATTCGGGGCGTAATAGACATTTTGTAATATCCGAATGTCTTTATGCCCCGATATTTTCGCCAAAGTCATCACGTCAACCTTTTTAGCCAATCTTGTCAAAGCCTCTCGTCTGGTGTCGTGGAAATGTAGATATTCTCGGTTAGCTGCCTTTTTGAGCTTTCTGAACGTTGCATCTAGAATATTAGACTTCACTTGAAAACAAGTATCGCCTTGCTCAATCTCATCTCTTAGCCTTTCCAATATCCTTACCGCATTTTTTGAAAGCGGAACGGTGCGAGAAGAGCCGTTTTTAGTCATTGGTAAATAAGCTGTCTTTCTTTCTAGGTTTACATTATCCCAAGCTAATCCGCATATCTCACCAGCCCTCATCGCAGTTTCAACAGCAAATAGCACTGCCGCACCTGTGCGAGCCTTAGCGGTTTTTAAGCTCTCATTATATCCGCTAATCTTGACAATCTCGTCTATATCTTCTTGTGTGAACCTTTGTGTCCTTGGTTTACTTGCCTGTGGCTGTTGTAGTCCAGTCATAGGTGAGTTTTGAATATATCCCCAACGCTCAACGGCAATTTTGAAAATATGTCCGATAGTGGAAAGCTCCCTGCGAACACTTTCACCCTTAACGGTTTCTAATCGCTCTTTAATCCACAATTCTAAATCTTGGCGAGTAACATCAGATATATACTTGTCTGTGATAGGGTGGCGTAGAAAACGAGTTAAGCGGTTGAATTCGTGTTTTTCGCCTCGTTTTGTTGGCGTAATCTCATTCAAATAACGCTTAATCACATCAGAAAATAGCGTTTCTGGCTGCATACCTTTAGCCATTAACTCTAATTTCTTTTCTTCTTCCGCCCCCCACAAGATAGCCTCTGTCTTTGTTGAGCAGGTTTTGGATTTTCTTTTGCCGTCTCGATAGACCTCTACACGCCATCTATCACCACGTTTTCTAACTGTTGCCACTTTATTTAATCTCTAAACGTAAAAACCAGCCATAAATTAAACCGCTTGGCGTAATTTTGGCGTAATGAATGCATAAAAATATATAAAAATACATAAAAAATGGCAATACTGGATAAGATTAAAAGAGTAGAGAAATGATACTTAAGTATTGTAAAGCATTGATTTTATTAATAGAAAAGCAGAAAAGAAAAATCCCCGCTCAATGAGCGAGGATTATAATTTGGTGCCTAGGGTCGGACTCGAACCGACACGGTTATTCACCGGCGGGTTTTGTATCCGCTGCGCCTAT